TAGGGCATGGGGAGATCTTTACTTGCAACGGTTGGCATCAGCTTACATAAAGCGCCAATGGGGATCAAATCTTACCAAATTCACGAACATTCCGATGCAAGCGGGTATGATGTTTAATGGTGAGAAGATTTACAATGACGCTGAAAAAGAAATTACAGAAATCGAACAAATGATTAGAGATAGTTCTCTACCCGCTACAGATATGATTGGCTGAACATGGGTAAGACTAATTCTCGTAATCCATTTTTTAATAATTTTGGGTCCTTCCAAGAGCAACGACTTATGGAAGACCTTATACTTGAGATGCATTCTATACATGCTCCTCAGATGTATTATATGCCACGTATCTTCCAAAATCTGGATCAACTGTATACAGCAGATGATGAAGCACATTACACCAAGGCATTTCTAGTACCCATATTTGTTGAAAATTTTGATCGTTTCAACGGCGATGGTAACTTCATGTCTAAGTTTAATTTGGAAATACGTAATCAAATACAACTTTCAATCGCACGGCGCACCTTTACAGAAGAAATTGGAAATCTATTAGAACAGGTTAGACCTAATGAAGGTGATTTGATATATTTCCCATTGAACAAACATTGCTTCCAAATCAAATACGTTGAGAAATTTGAAATGTTCTATCCATTAGGAAAACTTTACACTTGGCAATTAACTTGTGAATTATTCGAGTACAGTAATGAACAGATCGCTACAGGTATTCCAGAAATTGATTCTCTTATGGATCTATCAATTGATATCCTTGATTACAACATTCTCACTGAAGATGGATATCTATTAGCAGATGAAGTGGGTGATTATATCGTACAAGAACAATATGATATCCAAGTTATACTGGGTACGGGTGCAAATGAGGACATACAAAGAGAAGGTGGTACCTTTATTGACTTCTCAGTGGAAGATCCATTCAGCGAAGGTAAGATGGTAGACTACTGAGTTAGATAAACGAGGAGTATAATTCAATTTTTAATCAGGACTTCTATTTCCAGACGATTCGCAAATATGTTGCGCTATTTGGTACTCTATTTTCAGAGATCAATATCTCACGAGATGTAGATGGAACTGAAGTAACCTATATTAGAGTTCCCATTACATACGCTCAGAGTGAAAAGATGCTCACAAGAGTTGAGCAAGCGGTTGATGCGGACAGAGCTTCTGCTTCAATGACTCTGCCAGTAATGTCATTTGAAATTACATCCTTTGAGTATGATGGTGATCGCAAACTAATAACATCTGGTAGATCTGCTTATCCTAATTATCAAAATTACTCAACACTAAAAGCTCAATATAACCCAGTTCCTTATAATATTGGATTTCAACTTAATATCTGGGTAAAAAATGCTGAGGATGGAACAAAAATTGTAGAGCAAATCCTACCTTACTTTACGCCAGAATTCTCAGTGCAGGTTATTCTGATACCCGAGCTTGGTTTTAAAACCGAGGTTCCAATTATCATGAATAACGTGTCACAAACTGATCCTTATGAGACCGATTTCAAGAAGAACCAACCGATTATTTGGACATTGAATTTTACACTAAAGGGTCAATTCTATGGTCCTATTAAGACACCTCCAATTATTCTGTTCTCAAATACCAACTCTTGGGTCGGTAATACTTCAGTGTTTGGAGAGGCAGGGTCACTACAGGTACGTCCTGGTCAGGATGCAAATGGCAACCCCACCAGCGATGTCTCAATTTCGATTCCTGCGAATACTATCCTCGTAACGTCAGATTGGGGATATATAACAACATATAGTGATCCAGCAACAGAACAATCACATCCTATTACTGTAGATGAATCGCCATACGCTACTATTGATATTGACGTCCTTAAGATTAGCTAATCTGGAGTTATAATGAGTGCTAATAATGATCCTATTGGAAAGTCGCTAAACTTGACACCGATGGTTCCTTCTGCGAACCCGGTTCAACAAATTATGTCAGACGCATTGAGCGACTCTGCCAAAAGTGATTTTGAAATAGCAAGAACTAACCTTCACACCGCCATAAATGCCGGTATAGACGCCCTCTCAACACTTGGTCCTATTGCTGAGTCCTCTCAGCATCCCCGTGCCTTTGAGGTTGTGGCAAAATTAATTGATTCAATTGCTACAGCAAGCAAGGATTTAATGGAATTACAAAAGTCAATTCGAGAAATTGAAGGGGCTGATAAACCTGTAAATGGTCCTAGTGGCCACAACGTTACCAACAATCTATTCGTTGGAAGTACAGCTGAGTTACAGAAAATATTGAATGATTTAAAGAATGGCAAATAAAGACGAGGGATATCTTGGCAATCCACTCCTGAAGCGCCAAGGCACTGATGTAGAATGGACTCCTGATTTAATAACTGAGTATGTTAGATGCTCACAGGAACCTCTTTACTTTGTAGAAACCTACATGAAGATTATCAATATCAATGATGGTCTTGTAGGGTTTACTCTATACCCATACCAAAAAGTAATGTTAGAGACGATGGCAGATAATCGTTTCACTATCATTGCAACTGCTCGACAAGCTGGTAAGTCCACTGTCACTTGTGCGTTCATCCTTTGGTATATCCTATTCCATCCCGAAAAGACAATTGCGCTTCTAGCCAACAAGGGTGAAACTGCTCGAGAAATCTTGGGCAAGGTTCAACTTGCATATCAACATCTTCCAAAATGGCTTCAACAAGGCATTAAGGAATGGAACAAGGGTAATATGGTGCTGGAGAATAATTCCCGTGTTATCGCTGCTGCTACGTCATCAGATGCTATCCGTGGTTACGCCATCAACATGCTGTTCATCGACGAAGCAGCGTTTATTGAAAATTGGGAAGAATTCTTTACCTCCGTTGGTGCGACAATTTCATCAGGCCGTGATTCAAAGATTGTGTTGGTTTCAACTCCTAATGGTTTGAATCACTTCTATCAATATTGGATAAATGCCAATAATGGTGAAAACGGCTATAAACCAGTAATGGTAACCTGGGATCAAGTTCCAGGCAGAGATGAAAAATGGAAGCAAGAAACACTTCAGTTAATGAACTTCGATATGGCGAAGTTCGAGCAAGAGTATTGTGTTGAATTCCAGGGTTCATCTGGTACATTAATTGCAGGCTGGAAACTAAAAGAATTAGTGGCCCAAATCCAGAATGCAAGCCCTTCTAAGGAATACGAAGGATTATACCAATATTCTACACCACAACCAAATCATACATATTTCTGTACCGTCGACGTTTCTCGAGGTAAAGGGTTGGATTACTCTGCCTTTCATATCGTTGATTGTTCAGCAGTACCATACGAACAAGTATGCACATTCCGAAGCAATATGATTACACCCGTTGATTATGCGAACATTATACAGCGAATGTGTAAGACATACAATAACGCTTATATATTAGTAGAGGTAAACGACATTGGAGAACAAGTTTCATATACCCTTTGGGCAGACTACGAGTACGAAAACATCCTTTCTACAGAGAATGCTGGTAGAGCCGGTAAGCGAGTCACTTCTGGCTTTGGGGGGACTGGTGGAGGCAATGATAGGGGTATTCGTACCACCAAAAACGTAAAAAATCTTGGATGTTCTCTGCTAAAGCTTTTGGTAGAGCAGAACACAATCAAGCTGAATGACTTCCATACAATAGACGAGCTTACAACATTTTCCCGCAAAGCTCAGAGTTGGGAAGCGGAAGAAAACAAACATGACGACATGGTCATGGGTTTGGTGCTCTTTGCCTGGTTGGCAGACCAACAATATTTCAAAGATATCACCAACATAAATACCCTCATGTCGATGCGGGAGAAATCCGATGACGAATTGATGTTAGAGCTAAGTCCATTTGGGTTTGTTGATGATCATCGTGCAGATATAGAAGAGGTGCTGGAACGAAGCAGAGACGCTTGGATGTGGGCAGATGATTACCCTCCAAGTGACCCATATTGAGGTTGTCAATTTCATAAATATCAAAAATGACTAAAAAGCTCTAAATCAAGGAGATTCCAGTAATGGCTCAATTTCTCAGCCCAGGCGTAAATGTAACTGAGTTCGATCTTACGACGATCGTACCTCAGGTATCCACGTCAGTTGGCGCTATCGCCGGTATATTCAATTGGGGTCCAGTGATGGAACGCATCCTGATTGGTAACGAAAAGCAACTTGTTTCTACATTCGGTGAACCCAACTCAAATAACTATCAGACGTGGTTTACGATAGCCAACTTCCTTGGTTATGGCAACTCAGCTTGGGTTGTTCGTGCGGCCAATACTTCAGCAAACGTATTCAATTCAAACTGTGCATATAATGCCGTTGCTAATGCGTCTGGATCAGCTAACCTTGTAAATTGTGTGATCCGTAATGATCCAGAATTCTTCTCAAAAGGAACTGGAGCATATGATATCAACGCAACCTACATTGCTCGTTATCCAGGTGCTCTTGGTAATGGTATCCTAGTTTCTCAATGCGACAGCGTAAACGCATATTCCTCAAACGTTGCTTTTGGTAA